CCGGGCCTAGGCACGGTTGGCGAGAGTACCTTCCAAGCGTGGTGTCTCCAGGAAAACGGGAAGTCGAAGAACGATCGGCACATCCTCATGGATATCCGCCAAGCCCCGCTAGACACCAATCTGGCTGACGCCATATCGCTTCGCACCGGGCTGGAGTTTGTATATCAGGATTGCCCATGGGTGGATGTTGATACCATCATCACCAGGGTTTGGTCCCCGGAGGCATCCCCGGATGACTCCAAGCGCAAATACTTGAACTGGCCTACCGCGGCCGCGAACGCCTGGGTAGACCCGAATGATGTTGCGCTCATGGCGCGCCGGGAAACCATCGTGGCAGAAGGGGAGGAGATTGTCATGTTCTTCGACGGCTCATTGTCCCGCGATACCACAGCTTTGGTGGGGTGCCGGGTTAGCGATGGCCATGTGTTCCTGATTGGGTCGTGGGATCCCGGCAACAGTCATAACACTGCCGGTACGGTGGATGTGGAGGCGGTAGACGCGCGTGTGGATAAAGCCTTCGCTAGGTATGATGTGAGAGCCTTTTTTGCAGACGTCCGTGAGTGGGAAAGCTTCACGAAGGTCACTTGGCCGGCCCGCTATAAAGAACGGTTACAGCTCTGGGCGAGCCCTGGCGGGAAGCAGCCGGAGCCGATTGCGTGGGATATGCGCGGAAAATTGTTCGATTTCACCCAAGCGTGTGAGCTCACAGAGAGAGAAATTATCGAGCATGCTTTTACCCACGATGGCCACCCAGTGCTTACTGCCCATATGCGGAACTGCCGGCGCGCAGAGAACCGATATGGCATATCAGTGAAAAAAGAGTCCCCATCATCGGCGAAAAAAATTGATGCCGCGGTGTGCCTAATCGGGGCGCGCATGGTTCGCAGGCTGTATCTAGAGCATGCGGCGCATCACATGCCGAAGCATTCAGGAAGGGCGGTGTTTTTATGAGCATGAGCCATAGCCAGGTTTTATCTGCTGTGCGTGGTTTATTGGCACAGTATGCCAGGGAGCGCCAGGTGTTTGATCGAATCAACAGTGCGATGCGCCCATGGAATCGGCAAGAAATCATTAACCGGTTTGGCATCCTGAAGGATAAAAACGCCAATCTCATGATCGACCGGCAAATCCAGCTTGCTAGGGATTCGCAAACCATGTATCTGCCTTTGGTTTTGGATACATTCGCGCAGTCGATGAAAGTAGAGGACTATTTCTCAGGCGTTGATGCTGGTGCCCGCGCCAGGGCGTGGAAGCACTGGCAGCGTAACAACCTTGATGCCCGCCAAACCGGCATTACCCGCGCCGCCCTGCAATACGGCACGGCATACGCTGTGGTTGACCAGGGTGTTGTGGGTGGTAACGCTGCCCCGCTGATTACCGGCGTGTCCCCCCGTCATATGACTGCTTACTATGGTGAGGCCTATGCGTGGCCGGGCGAGTCCGGTGTGGCATCAGAATGGCCTATTCTGGCCCTAGAGGTCAAGGGCAACCGCATGCGGTTATTCGATGAGGAAAAAATCTACTACATCGGCGCTATCGAAACCCCGCAGGAAATCAAGGATTGGGCGGCTCATCCATGGAACACAGCCCAGAATCTCCAGCTCATCGAAGCCCGCGACCACCACGCGGGTGTGCCCCCAGTAGTGAGGTTCCGCGACCGGTGGCTTCTGGAAGGTGAAGAAGTCGCAGGCATCATCGAACCGTTGATTGCGCTGCAAAGCCGTATCGACCGCACGAGCTGGGAGGCCGCGGTCGCCCAATACTACAGCGCTTTCAAGCAGCGCTACGTCATCGGCTGGGCTCCAGCTGATGACGTTGAGGGCATCCGCATGCGCGCCAGTGACGTGTGGCTCATTGACGCCGACGCGAAGGTCGGCCAGTTTGATGAAACGGACATCCGCCAGTATGTGGATGTGAAGCAGGCGTCTATTCGTGATATGGCGGCTATCGCCCAGGTGCCGGCTCAGTCGCTCGGCGCTAACGCTATCAGCAATGTTTCCGCAGATGGTTTGGCGGCTATGGAGTCTGCCAAGGATCGGAAATCCTCAGAGATCCGAACCTCCCTGGGTGAATCTTACGAGCAGCTGCTACGGCTCTGTGCTCACCTTGATGGTGACCAGCAGGAAGCCGCTGACTTTGCGTCCGAGGTCAAATGGGCTGTCATGTCAGCCCGAAGCTTCGCTCAAACGGTGGATGCCCTGGGGAAACTGGCCACTATGCTGAGTATCCCCCCGGAAATCCTTTGGGAAGACATCCCCGGGTTCACTGCTGAAAAGATCAAACGCATCAAGCAAACGATGACTAGAACCCCAGGGTTTGATGCTTTTGATGCTACGGCGGAACCTCCACTAGGCGACACGATTACGCGCTAACCCCCGGAGAGGCAGGTGACACATGGACCTGTACTCATACCATCAGGCTGACCGGCATATCATCGACTGGTTGGCTGATGCGATCTACAGCCTCATCAAAAACCGGGGCGTGCCCACCAGCCTCGATGACATGTGGGAGCTCGTTACCGAGCTAATCCCCCTAATCCAGGAAGCACGCACCCAGTCATATAAGGTTGCTATCGCCCACATTCATTCCGTGGCCACCACCCATGGCATCCAGATCACCCCAGCGCCTCAAAAACCCTACTACCCCAATGCCGCCTGGAAAATGCTAGCCAGGGCCCTGGGATGGAACCCCACCCGGGACCCTATCCCCGGTCGCATCACCGACTACGATGCCGCCTACCAGCAGCAGCTCGCGGACAAAATCATCCCCTTCCCGCCCGACCCTACCGACCCCGTCCTGGTCGACAAGGTAGCGCGCCGGGTAGCGGCAGGGGCAACGCGGCATGCCCGTGCCGCAGGTAGGGACGCTATCGCTGATACGGCTGACCGTAATGAGGCAAAACCAGCCAAGCGGCGAGTTGTAGTGCAGGTTGATAACGAATCGGATGCCAGGCGCCTGCGTGACGAGTTCTCCGACCCCCGCAAGGTAGCAGTTGACCAATATGTCCGGCCGGCCAAGGGCGGTGGGGTAGTGCTGGGATGGGCCAGGGTTCTCACCGGTGCGGAAAGCTGCGCGTTCTGCGCCATGCTTGCGTCCCGCGGACCCGTGTATGAGGAATCCACCGTCCTCACCTCGGAAGAAGGCAAAGCGTATCACGATCATTGCGACTGCAAAGCAGTGCTGGTGATTAAGGGAAGGCCATGGGAGGGCGAAGCCGAATACAAGGCGCTTAAAACGCTTTGGAATGACGCCCGCGATCATCCCACCAAAGAGGAACTAGATAATGACCTAGAGATGCCAATAGACCGGTTCAGCAGCCGCTATCGGCAACTGGCGAAAGAAAATCCAGAAGTATTCGCAACCTTTAAGGATAGCGCCGACGATCCTGGCCAGCGGCCAGAGGAGATAGTGCCCGACTCTCACCCCGGCGGGGAAGACCATGGTCAGTCTCCCCGGCCGGTGGAGGATTCCGGTAGCGTGTCAGAAGACGGCGGTATGGGGTTGGCTGGGAGTGCTTTCGAACAGCCAAATAGTGATGGAACATTCACGCTGCCGGCGAAAGACGGATTCCCCGAACTACGGTTATCGACGCTTTATCCATATGATTTGGACGAATACCCGCGGCTGGAAGCACCTGAAACTATGGAGCAGGCAGCAGTGCAGGTATCTCGTGTGAATTCCTTTGCTAACTGTGTGCGTGCTACTGCTGCTGCTGTGATGCGGATGCGCGGCTATGACATCTACCCGTACGCTACCTTGTATTCCGGCTCTGGTGGAGGTCTTCAAATCCTTGAGGCTTTGAAGATGTGGGAAACCCCTGAAGGTCCAGTAGAGGCAATTCAAACCACCGCTGAAGGCTGGGAAGCTGCGTTAAAGAAAATGCCTGATGGTTATGGGGTGTTTTCCTTTGAAATAGCGGATGCGCAGCAAAGGCATGTGATTCTCTGGAAGAAGGAAAGCGGTGGCGTGGTATTCGTTGATCCCCAAGCTGGAAAGGTAATTCCTTATGAGAAAATAGATGCTGAAGCTGCCACCGATGTCATTATTGCTAGGTTGGATAATGCTGAGCCTGTAGCC